CAGAAAATAGCTGAAAAGTTTCGGCCTGATATGATTAAGATTGGCAATCATATGCGCAGGAATAAGCCCGGAGACATTCGCGCTATTCTTGAAATGGATATTGTGCAAAGCATTGACGCGGAAGAGTTGGGGAAGTTTTTCAGGTTTGCCATTGAGACTTCAAAGATAGATGACTTCTTGACAGCACGTATCCCGACAACCACTACACTGTTGAGTGAAAGGCAAGATGTCGCCGGTCTTCTTAAGCTGATGGGCGTGAATAACAAAGGCGATGCCAGCTATGTGGGCACACCTTCCGAGGCACTTACGTCTCAGAGAGAAATAATCCGAAGAGCATTAAAAGGCGAGTCACTTGAAGGTGCTGCGCCATGGGTACACACTGCAGACGTTGAGCTAACTAAACTGAGGCGGGAGCGGGCCACATATAAAACGTTTGATCATGAGACCGGTCAAAAATTTAGTGCAGAGAAAGTAGCTGCTAATAAAGCTAAATTTGTAAAACGCAGTGGTGGCAACACTCAAAAATATCTAGCAATGCAAGTTGTAGAAGAACTCGGAGAGCTTGTAGAGGAGCAGTTAAAAGCAATAGGGGTGCCCAGCCAGCACAGGAGCTATCGGCTAATTGAAGCTCAAAAGCGTGCTTTAAAAGTGTCACGTTTTGGTGAAGACACTGTAATTAAAGATGTTGCCAGCTCTTACTACTTGAAAACAAACAGGCAAGCTGCAGACTTGGCGGCTAAGCATGCAGGCATCATTGCCCCAGGCAGGTTTGAGATAGAAGCGCTGATTGAAGAGCTTAGTGAAAAGATTGAAGCCAGCATTCCGAATCTCAAACCAATTGCCAATGTGTACTCAGATAGTAATTTAGAGAATCTTGTGAATTACAAAACAGGCTTGGCCCTGGAGCAAGACGCCTCCTCGTCCGGTGCTCAGATTATTGCCTTGACAACTCGGAACAAGCAACTGGCAGAGCTTTCCAACGTAGTTCCCACAAATCAGAAGCGAAGGCTGTACGGCCTTGTAAAATCCCGTGAATTGCTGGGACGTCTCTAAGAGATAATCAGCAGCCAAGCCTACCCAGGAATGGGTTTGAAGGTTCAACGACTAGGATATACCCGCCAGAACGGTGGATGAAATCCGTAGGGCTCAAGTGAGCTCGAAGCTCGGGACACCTGTGAAGGTGATGATATAGTCTCGACTGCATGGTGACATGTAGATGTTCTTTGCCGAGAACATACTGGAAAATATTATGCAAATTAAAAGAATAGATGACACTAGATACGGTATTTCAAGCTGCGGTCAAGTTGTAAATTTAGAAACAGAAAGAGTCTTGCGTCAAAACTTTAAACCAAGGCGGTTATTTCTGTGTAAATCTCTATGATCCCTCTAAAAGAACAGCTCGCGTGCATAAACTTGTAGCTGAGGCTTTCTTAGAAAAGGTAGAAGGCAAGTATAGTGTAAACCATATCAGTGGTATTAAAACAGAAAATGACTATACGAATCTAGAGTGGGTCACTTCTTCTGAGAATACAAAGCATGCTTATGAAACGGGGTTAATGAAAAAGGGCTCTGAAAAATCTTGGGCAAAAGTTGACGAAGAAGATGTTGAAGAGATTTTAGAGAGAATGATGAGTGGTGACAGAGATGTTGATATTTCAAAAGACTTTCCAATAAATGCAGGAAGCTTATCTAACCTTCGAAACAGACGTTCTTGGAAGCACGTCAGACCTGATCTCATCCCTCCAATTGCCTCTAGAAAAAAGGCAAACAGTCTCAATGTAGATGATATCCCTGTTATTCGCAAAATGATAAGTAGCGGCGAATCTGACACTGCGATTGCAAAGCATTTTAAAGTAAATCGTGGCTCAATATATCAAGTGCGCTCAGGAAAAACTTGGAAGAACTACTAACGTAACAACTCGGCAAAGAACTGGTTTTGCCTAACGAGCAAGACTGAAGAAAATCGATACGATGAGATCGCTGCGGCGACATTTAACGACCCACGCTTCCGGAAACTTAACGAGAAACTGGGCTTAACAGAAAAAGACTTGCGCAAGGCAGCGAAAGCGCAAAACATGGTCACATTCTACGGCGCCGGCGACAGGACAGGCATTCTTAATGTTGAAGGGAAGCTCGCGAAAGTTCTCGGAAAAGACACTGACACGTTAGTCGTAAAAGCTGCTGACCGCGACACTGTATTGGCGGAGATTTCAGCACGTACGGCAAGAGTGCCTAATTGGGACACCGACACAGTCGCTGAGATGAAGAGACTCCGCGCCAACGTTCGAGACGTGTTCAACAAGGGCTCGGATCCCGGCGACGACATAATGGAACAACTGTGGTTTCTCGATTCGCAGACAAAGGACCTTGTGGAGAAAATGTCGAAGTCTTACAACAAAGTAGTTACGCCGGATGACTTCAAGGCAATCGCCAAAATCATGAGCGAAGAGCTAGCCGAGCAAGTGCCGATCTTAAAAGACTTCACCAAATTCTTCGGAAGGCTGGCGGAAGACTTTCTCAAGAGTGCTAAGCCTTCGAGGTCTAACTTTGATTGGAAAACAATAGGCAAGATCGCGGTGCTCGGTGAGAAGAAAGGGCAGTACAAGCTCCCGCCAAGGCTCTCAGAGATGCTCGGCTTGAACCCCAGCAAATCCGTCTCTGAGCAACTGCTAGAGCAACTGCCCTTCTGGACTAAAGACGGATCGCTTTCGCAGTTCCTCTATGGGATCCCTTCTCCCGACGATCGAAGAACCGGCGCAAAGTACTTCAAGTTTGACTTAGCGAAGCTGAAGAAACTTAGCGAAGTGGAGATTTTTTATGCCAACAAGCTGCCTAAAAAATGGACAAATGTTCCTTGGGTAAATTTCGACGGCTCCACCATTGAGCAGAATTTCACACAGACGTTTGAAGAAAAGCTGCGGTATAAGGACAAAGACGGAAATTGGATGACAAGCATCCTGCAAGTACCCCAGAAAACCAGTGCGACATGGTGGGAGCAAGTGGTTAATGACGATGGCAACATAAACGACATCGCCGACGCCACCAAGGCGAGAACGGCCTTCGCAGTAAACGGGAATCACTCTAACGATGCCGTTATCGTAAAAAAGTTCCACTTGTGGGGAAAAGAAAACAATATCGCAACAAGCACGATCCACGATGCTTTCTTCGCGAACGCCGCAGTAATGACAAAAGCCAGAAAAGCTCTTCGTAAGATTTACGGCGAGGTCATGGACAAAAATGTCATTAAAATGACACTCGACGAGATGCGCTCTCGGGGCTTGCCGAAAGATCTTTACGACAAATACCTTAAAGAGGCCATCGAGTCAGGACTGACTCCTGTTGCCGGTAAGTCAAAAATCGCAGGAAAAACGATGACGGAGGAAGATATCCTTAAAGCATTAGACATTTTAGAAGACGTGCCGGACGGCTTTAACGCAGATCGCGCGTGGTACGGTGTAGGTTGAGGGAACACTCGTGAGCTGGCCTAAAGCCGCATAAGCCTTCCCCCAGCCCGTTAAATTAAAGGAAGAGGTCGACGCTGAGCGTTACCCTGAAAAAGTAAGCTTTTATCATTGTATTTATTTACAATAATAACAGTTGATCTCTTCAAACTAACATATACTGCGGGGTTTATTCAAATGACCTCGCAGAGTAATGTTTAACTAAAGAAGCTGTGCTTCACAATATTGAGTTGTACTCAGAGGAACGATATGGACCCGAATGACGCAAAAGACCCTGGAACTGCTGAAGAGCAGGAAGCTGCCCGTAAGGTGGCACTTGAAAAAGAGGAAGGTGATAAAAAGCTTAAAGAAACCGGTGATGATGACGGTGTTTCTGCAGATGTTCTGAAGAAAGCTGTGGACGCAGCTCTAGCCCCCATCAAAGCTAAACTTGACGAAGCTTACACTAAGCGTGACGAAGCTTTGGCACAGTCTGCTGAGCATGAGCAGAAAACCAAAGAAGTAGAACGCGAGAGAATGCGTGAGCAAGGCAAAGAATCAGAAGCCCTGCAAAGCGAACTCGACGAATTCAAAGCAAAAGACAAGGTGAAAGACAGCAAAATTGTTGAACTGACCCGAAACATGGAAGTCAACAGTATGCTAGCCAGCTTAGAATTCCGAAGCGACAAGTCACGTAAGATGGCCTTCGAAGAAATTGTCAGCGAACTGGTACAAGAGGAAAATGGCAATTGGAAGCACAAATCGGGTTCCGACCTGAGCAGCTTTGTCAAATCTTTCTCCGAAGACGATGACAACTCTTTCTTATTCAAGACAAAAGAATCCAGCGGTGCTGGTGTTATGAGTCCTCAAACAAAGTCTTCTGTTTCTAGCAAAGGTGGCTCCGTGTTTGACCTAAGTCAAGACGAAGTTATCAAGCGAGCACAGGAGGGTACTCTTAAACCCCGTTAAGGAATTAAAAAATGGCTGCTGAAACTAACCTAGCAGGTGCCACTAACGAAGTACTGCAGGAAGCACTCTCTGCGTACTCCGACGAAGCGTACACAAATGCTCGGAAGCTCTCCGGCACTGCAATCGTAGGCGGTAACCCGCTTATTGACAAAAAGACCGAAACTTTTGTTGGCCAAATGCGCTGGATGAAGCCATTGTCAGCCAACATCAACGTAGCTTCGCTTACAGATGCTACTGAGGGTCAGACTACCAGCTACAGCACCGATTACCTCAAGTACATCAAAACTGTTCGTACACACGGTGCGAAGAAAGTTAACATGAAAGAGGTTGTGACGCAACACGATGGTCTGGCCAAAATTGGTCGTGACTTCGGTGAGACCCAAGCGCAAGACGAGCATAACGGTGTTCTGGCCGTCCTCAAGGGCGTTGCTCTTTCTGAGGCCCTGAACGGTGTCGCAGCAGGCAGTGGCAGTGCAGGCCTGGGTGGACAAACTTTTGACAACGATCCATCTGAACAGAAATACGGCTTTTACGTAGACCTTGGGTCAGACTCTCCTGTTGTGGCAGCCACCTCAGCTATTCAGGGTGCTGCTCGCGCAGAGTCCTTCTTGCAAGCGATGGGCATGGCGTTCAAAGACTACGAACCCGACTACGCGTACTTGATCACTACCCCTGAAGTTTACGCATCTTTGCGTTCAGCCAACTTGGTTGACGCTGATCGTGTTCGCGACGGCAGCATCGAGTTTACCACGATTTTTCAAGGTAAACTCCGTTTGATCCAGACTCGCGCCTCGCAAGGGCTGACTTCAGCTGAACTGATCAAATTGAACACCGGTCCAGGCGTTGATATTGTCGGCAACAAAACGTCCTTCATTGTAATGCCGGGCGCTCTGGCAATGGAAGATTTGACAGTCCCAATGCCCACCGAAATCGAGCGCAAAGCGGGCACTTATCAAGGTGGTGGCGAGACCGCAATCTGGCGTCGCTGGGGCTATGTTCTTGCCCCCGCAGGCTACGACTGGGTAGGTAGCGAAGAAGCATTTCCCTCCGATGCGGCTTATCGGTATGTTGTTGAATCCGGCACTCCGAAAACGCTGTCTGCTTCCGCCGATCCCCTTGCGAATGTTGTAGGTACTTGGAAGCGTAAGGCTGCCTCTGCACTGTCTCTCGGTATCCTCCCGGTATTCCATTCATAAAAGGAGATTGTCATGAGTCTCGTCAAAGGTGTTAACTCACTTGCACTTCCTTCAGAAGGTGATGAGTATTTCTCTACACGCGTTGACAGCGAAGCTTGGCTGACTGCTAATTACGCTAGGAAGGCGGCAGCGCTTGTCACCGGAACAGGAATCTTTGATGAGCTCCTCTGGATTGGTGTCGCTGTGTCAGATACGCAGCTGACGGCATTTCCGAGAAAAGGCAGTTACTTTGATCCCCGATTAGGTATGACAGTAACTCTCGACGGGACATTTACACCCAAAAGAGTTATGACAGCCCTGTTTGAGCTTTCCTTGCATCTTCTAAATAACGAGGATCTGCTGAATGACACTGGCAGTATTGAAACTCTGAAACTCAGCGGTATCGAGTTGAAAGAAATCAAGTCAGTGGCTACTTTACCGGCAGCAATAAAAAGGATCGTTCGGCCTCTGCTTGAGAACAGAGGCGCAGCTTCATGGTGGAGAGCTAACTAATGGCTTACGCAGCGTTAATTGACGCAAAGCTTTCAACAGCTTATCGACAGCTCAAAGATTTGGCTCAGACAGTAGTGTTTGTGAGAACTGAGGTTACAGATTTTGACTTCAGCTCGGGACAACCTGCTATCGAGGCCGCTCCCGAAAGGGAGATACTTGCGGTAATCCTTGAAGAAACCAAAAAGAAAGGCGTAAAAAAGATGCAGCTACTTTTCAAAACAGTTGATCTGCCAATCTTATCAGGTTTTGATCAAGTGAAAATCAAAGGAGAATCTTGGTCGGTAGGACCTGTCGTCCACCAGCGCAAATATATTACCTTACTTGATCTTGTATCAGGAGGCGCTGATGGGTAGGTACACTGATGCTCAACAGGACATCTTTTCGGTGTTCGCAACAAATGAATGGAAAAGTGAAGGAATTGCGACACACCCTTCTCTTATTGTCCCCGACAATCCTGGGCAAGAATACATCCGAATTTCAGTTATTCCCTCGTCTACAGGCATCAACACAAAGTCTGTTGCGGGAATGCTGTTAATAGACATATTCGCTGCACGCGTTCAAGGCCCCAGAAGGCCAATGGAAATCGCTGACGCTTTGGACAAGTACTTAAATGCCAAATCAGTTCAGCTTTCTTCCGGGATGACGCAGTTTATGAGCAGCAGTACAGGTAAGCCTCTAGAGGATAGAGAAGATCCTGCGTTAAGCATGACTCTTTATTCAATAGCTTTTAACTACTTCGGAGAAAACTAAATGTCTCAAATTACCTCAATCGGCGCAGGTTTGTTCTCAGACCTTGCGGTCGCAGCTCCAGCAACAGAACTGACCCCTGCAGGGATCGCGGCTCTTGACACCGATGCCGAGTTCCAAGCGCTGTTCGCAACTGAAATCGCTTCAATGGGCGGCACACCCGCTCCTGGTACATTCACCCGTATCAAGAACGTTCGAGAATTCCCGAGCTTGGGTACACCTCCGAACGTTGTGAACGTTCCGGTGTTCGGCTCAAAAACCTCTCAGCAGATTCAGGGCCAGGCGGATGCTCCTTCAATGGAGATCACTCTAAACTTTGTTCCCGCCGAATGGGCCAAAGAAGCCGGTAACATCTTGGGTAACTTCGTCGGCGACGGCAAACAGCACGTCTTCCGGTTCACTTTGCTGAATGCTGAGCCGACTGGCACAGACGATACCAAATACGCGTCTACCGCACCGGGCGTGGGCACTGTAGGCAACTCTCAGTATTACTGGCTCGGTAAGCTGGAAGCACTTCAAGTTTCTCCTCAGCTGAGCGACACGAACACTGCTACGGTAACTCTTACTATTCAGTCTGAGTTCTTCGGTGCTTTCACAAGCTAAGACTTTGCCCCGTCTACTGGCGGGGCTATTTTTACCTAATTAGGGATTTACAATGACTGATACGCCTGACCGGCCTTTTGACAAAAACTATGTAATTAGTCTCACGCTAAAGCACATGCGGGGCACTGCTGACTACAGCATAAACAAGACTATCGCCCGTGTGGCCGAATTTAGCGGCGACAGCGTCAAGAGTATGGAGATTATGCAAACGCTGTCTATTCTCCACGGTATGAAACGCGATATTGACAAATTATCCGAATCAATAGTCAACAAATCAGGGAGTGAAAATGACAACTCCTAATATTCCAAATATTAAAAAGGATCAAACCCCAATGTCAGGTTTTAAAGCTCTTGTCTCAAAACGCATGACCATGAAAGTTACGTTCATGGACGAAGAAGTTGAAATTGGCAAACTGAGTGTCCGCACCGTTATGGAGATCCAGGAGCAGGCCAAGAAGGAAGATGACACCAACGGCATGACAATGCTTCGCATGGTTATCAAGTCGTCTGTCCCTGAGGCCGGAGAGCTTTCGGACGAGGACTTTGAGACTTTCCCTATGGACGAGCTGGGCAACCTGTCCAACAGCATTCTAAAATTCTCGGGGATTAATCCGGATGCCGCTACGCCGGGGGAGCCCGACTAACAGGTGAAGAACAGATGATCTACGAGA